ATGAGGAAAAACAAATCCCTAAACATAAACGTAACCGTGACATTAGAAGATGTCCTAAACGGTAAAGATTTTACCGCCGAATTATCAATGCCGGGCGGAAAACCTAAAATGATCAACATTCAGATTCCTCAGGGAATAGAACACGGTCAACAAATTAGATACGAAGGTATGGGAGACAGTTCAATTCCTTCTCTTCGACCCGGAGATCTTATAGTAAATGTATTTGTTGCAGACCATCCTATTTTTAGACGAGAAGGTGCAACTCTATTTTTAGAAAAAGAAATATCTGTTTGGGATGCAATTTTAGGAACGTCAGTTGAGATAACGACGTTAGATTTAAAAAAATTATCAATTAACATTCCGCAAGGAACACAACCAGACACAACATTACGGATAACAGGAGAAGGTCTTCCTAATATGAGGACTAGACAAAAAGGTCATTTGATGTTAAAAATTAAAGTATTAATACCTAAGAATTTAAACAATAATCAAATCGAACAGATTAAACAACTTAAAGAAGGAATCTAAATAATGATCGAACCAAGTAAGCAACTTCAAGAAATTTTTGAAGACTCTATTAGAGTTGCAAAAGACTTAGGTCACGAATATATTACCATCGAACATATTGTTTTTGGTATTATGAACGACGATGAATCATTCAAACTTATAGAAAGTTTTGGTGCAGATTCAACTTTTATTAAAACTAATCTTGAACATTATCTAAAAAATAATCTTAACGATATCAAGATTTCAAATCCAAATATTAAGCCAAAGAAAACTAATAGTGTGGAACGTGTGCTTAATCGTTGTTTTACACAGGTGTTGTTTAGCGGCCGTCAACGAATGGAAGTGGCCGATGTAATCATCAGTGTGTTATCAGAAAAGAATAGTTTTGCCTTTTACTTCTTAACAAAAGGTGGTGTAACTAAAGAAAAATTTGTAAAATATTTCCAAGAAAATTTTGTACAGGAAGAAGAGGTCGAATTGAGCGAAAATAAAGTTGTTAATACAAATCAAGCAGATAGAATTTTAAATCAATTCTGTACAAATTTAAGCTTCAAAGCAAAGCAGCGTAAGATTGACCCTGTTATTGGTCGTGATGATGAAATTGAAAAAATTCAACTAGTTCTAGCTCGACGTAATAAGAGTAACGTTCTTATGGTAGGTGATCCAGGTGTAGGTAAGACTGCTATTGCAGAAGGACTTGCACGTAAGATCTTTGAAAAGAAAGTCCCTAAATTCATTCAGGATCATCAAGTTTATACACTTGATATTAGTTCATTGCTTGCTGGCAGTAAATATCGTGGTGATTTTGAAGAGCGATTAAAAGCAGTTTTATCAGCACTTGAAAAGAAAGGTAAAATTATTCTTTTTATCGACGAAGCGCATATGATGAACGGTGCAGGTGCTGCAAGTCAAAGTTCTAACGATATGGCCAATATGCTTAAGCCTATTCTTACCAAAGGTATTATCAAACTTATTGCATCTACTACCTGGGAAGAATATCGAAAATACTTCGAAAGCGATCGTGCTCTAATGCGTCGATTCCAGCGTGTAAGTATTGAAGAACCTACTCCAGAAATCACTATTAAGATTCTTAAAGGTCTTAAAAAGTATTATGAACAACATCACAATGTTAAAATTAGTGATGCGGCTATTGACCAAGCAGTTAAATTATCTGTCAAGTATATGGCGGATAAGAAACTTCCAGATAAGGCCATTGATATCATTGACTGTGCTGCGGCTCGTTACAAACTTAAAGACGACGAAGCAATGGACGGCATTGATCAAATTGTTGACATCGAACAAGTTACATACGAACTTAGCAAGATGATCAATATGCCTTTAGAGACTGTAGCACAAAAAGAAAGCAAAAATCTTTCAGGATTAGATGCACAAATGAAATCCGTTGTTTACGGTCAGGATAAAGCTGTTGACACATTGCTTGACAAAGTTATGGTTGCACAAGCAGGTATGAAAGCACCTAACAAACCAATTGGTTCATTCTTATTCTTAGGCCCAACAGGTTGCGGTAAAACAGAAACTGCTAAACAACTTGCAGACAAGATGGGTATGCAACTTATTCGTTTCGATATGGGCGAATATCAAGAGAAGCATAGTGTTGCACGGTTAATTGGTGCTCCTCCAGGGTATGTTGGTTACGAAGATAACGCAGGTCAGTTAATTACTAAACTGCAAGAACAACCTAATTCTATTTTATTGTTAGACGAAATCGAAAAAGCACATCCAGATGTTTCTAACATTCTTCTTGCTTTTATGGATAACGGGTTTGTTACAGGATCAAATGGTAAACAAGCAGATGGTCGAAATACAATTCTTATTATGACATCTAACCTAGGTGCTGCCGATAACGAACGTAATACCATTGGATTCGGCGAACTAGAACGCGACGGCGAAGATGATAAAGCAATTAAAAAATTCTTTGCTCCTGAATTCCGCAATCGTCTTGACGCTGTAATTAAATTCAATAAACTTAGCGAAAAAGTTGTTGAACAAATTGTCAAGAAATTTATTGGCGATCTCAACGGTCAACTTAAAGATAAAGGAATTGAAATTGTTCTTACAGCTAAAGCTACTCGTTGGTTAGCAGATAAAGGTTATGATAAGAAAATGGGTGCTCGCCCGTTGGCTCGTATTATCGATAACGAAGTTAAAAGTCCTTTAAGTCGTCGTGTGCTGTTTGGCGATCTAGTTAATGGTGGTCGAGTAACTGTAGATATTGTTGATGATAAACTAGACTTTACAGTTGCAGAAATTCCTAAACCATTAACTAAAGAAGAAAAGAAAGCACTCAGAGCACAACGGGCCGCTGAAGAAGCTAAGGTAGAATCGGATGCTATCACAGAAGACCAAACAGACAACTCGTAAATTTTACGGTAAATGGTTATACAAGGCCAGCTTTACAATAGAAGGCTGTGCCTTGTTAAGAACTAAAAATTTAGATGAAGTAGAACAATTTTGTCTAGGTCCAGATCCAGACACAAATCATTTTTCTTTTAAACAAAGAGCTTGGCATAATAAAGATGTTATTCTTCCGTTTGTTCAATTTTTAAAAAAATATACCGCAGATCTATATAGCCTAAGAATAGAAAGTGGTCTGATTGACGTATACACTAACGACAATTCTTTTTATGATTTAATTTCTACATCGTTTGAATATATCTTACGGCATCGGTTTGAACCTAGTACTTCTAGCATTGATCTATTAAATTCTAATCAAAATTATATCACTGTAGATAAATTGCCCAAAGGTAGGTATAATTATAGAGTATATCTATTACCTCACAAAATGAAAGGCGATAAAGAAGGAAAACAACGTTATCTGGATTGGCTTAAGAAACAAGATGGTAAAGTTACTTGCACACCTGCTGTAGAAAATTGGTTTTTAAACACTGACTGGAATTGGGATAGAAGGTATGTATTAGTTGAAGACGAAGCTACTCTGCTGATGCTAAAACTCCGTAATTCGGAAGTCGTAGGTCGAATCTACAACTTTGTTATTTCCGATAAATAAGTGATGAGCTTTGAAACCTTTAATTTATTAGAAAATATCAGTGTGCATTCTGCATATAACAGAGATTATGATGCAGGCACAGATGCAGATGCGGTATTTTATTCCGATAAAAGCAGAGGCGCAGGATATTATAAAAACGGCAGCGGAATACATACTGTCTTGTTTCATACTGAGGGATTTGTAGGTACTATTGCTTTACAAGCAACTTTAGAACTTCACCCCGGTGATAATGATTGGTTTGACGTTCATACAGAAACGTTTGATTTAGATAGCTCAAATTCTAATAGAAGCACAAATATTACCGGAAAATTTGTGTTTATTCGCGCAAAATACCACATCGAAGACGGCCAAATTATTGCGGTCCGTTATAATTGCTAACAGTAAACTTTCGATAAATATAGTATCATCTTACGGAAGATACTATGTTATTGAAAGAAATGTTTAGCCCTATTGGTGCACCAAAAGACGACCAGCAAGATATTGACTGGTTAGACGATTTAAAGTTCTTTATTGACAACGATACAGGAATTTTAGATCAGCACTTCTTCCCTGCCATTAAAAAACATAGAGAACACAAGGGTAATCCTCACGTATTTAAAATATACATTAGACCTATTGAAACAGCAGTAGGACATTATTGCGATAAATTTGATATTAAAGATAAAGAAGAAAAATTCCCCAAAGAAAAATTAATCGATCTTGCCAAACGCATTGCAGATGAACAAGAAAAACATATAGAAAAAGGCGATTACAAGTAATGTTATTGTTTGAATTATTTGAAGGCGGAACAAAACACGTTACATTTTGCTTTGGCAGAATGAATCCACCTACCATTGGCCATAAGCAGGTATTAGATACTATGAAAGCCCAGGGCGGAGATATGCAGATATTTGTTAGTCAAAGTCAAGATGCTAAAAAGAATCCTTTAGATTATGGAACTAAAATAAAGTTTATTAAAGAAATGTTTCCAGAATATGCTAAAGATGTTGTAGATAATGCCGGTCTTAATACAGTTGTAAAAGTTGCTTCTTATCTTTATGATAACGGCTATAATGCAGCTACGTTTGTTGCAGGTAGTGATCGTTTAGAAGATATGAAAAAATTGTTAGAAGGATACAACGGTGTTGAAGGTAAAGCACACGGTTTCTATAAATTTGATGTTCTAGATTTTGTATCAAGCGGAGATAGAGAAGATGGTGCAGAAGGCGTTGCTGGTGTAAGTGCCAGTGGAGCAAGAGCTGCCGCTGCCAATAACGATTTTGAAGGATTTAAAGAAGCAACAGGTGCAGGGGAACTTGCTAAACCTTTATTTGTTGCTGTTCGTAAAGGTATGAAAATTACCGAAAGTATTTCAGAAGCACCTATCGAATTAGATCCTGCTGATCCAATGGATCCTATGATTCATAGTCACAACAAAGCTAATCCTGCTAAACTTAAATATAGAATGTTAAGAGCAGCGGGTCAAATCAAAGATTTAGCCAGTAGAGTTGATGGTGCTAGCCCAGGCGAATGGCAGACTATGGTAAGACAATTTGATGAATTAAAAATGAATGTTGAACAAATTCGTCATGCTTTAGAAGAGCTTGCAAAAATTCGTAAGAAAGGCGGAATACGTAGTAGAGGTATCGATCCTATGATTGACAGCATTGAGGAAGGATACGGACGCTATTGGTGTTCGACAGATAAAAAATGGAAGGAACGTAAGGGTCCAAAACAAAAGAGGTCGTCATGAGAGCAAAAGATATTATACCAACAAGTAAACCAAGAAACTTTGTAGCTAAGAATCAAAAAACTAGCGGTGCCGGCGCACACAAAGATAAAAAGAAAGCACAAAAGCAAGGTGATGTTAAGCACAAGAATAAAGTCGATGAAACTGAACTTCGCAATAAAGATGACCTTCAAGCAAAACGCAAAGCCCTACAAGACCTACAAATGGATCCAATTGCCGGAAAAGATCCTGAAATTAAACAGGCCATTATTCAACGCAAGGCAGACCTAGAAAAAGAAGCAAAGCAAAAAGGTATGGCAGAAGCAGGTTTTGGACGTGATGCTTATCAAAGAGACTATGATAGTAGCGTAAGCGGATTTGGACGTAGAAATAGAGAAGACGACTGGGACGAAGGTAATACAGAACCTCCAAACAACTTTGCTATCTACATTAACGGCAAGAAATGGAAAGTATTTCAAGGTCAAGGAACATATGCCGACGATTACAGAGAAATGGCTCAGCTTCGTAGATTACAAGATATGTGCCGTAAGAAAACTGCACAGACTGGCAAGAAATGGGAAGTATCTAGAACAGGTGAAAAGGCTACTGCATAATGATTGAGATAACTGAATCAGCTAAAAGTAAAATCGTAGATTTATTGATTGATGAAAACAATCCTAAACTAGCTCTTCGAACCTTTGTACAAGGCGGAGGCTGTGCTGGTTTCAGTTATGGATTTACATTTGACGAGGAACAAAACGAAGATGATTTCGAAATTCCTTTAGAAAATTTTAAAGTTCTTGTTGATTCTATGAGTATGCAATACCTACAAGGTGCTGTCATAGATTATAAAGAAGAGTTAATGGGCAGTCAATTTGTAATTAAAAATCCAAATGCTCAAACAACCTGTGGATGTGGGAGTAGTTTTGCTGTATGAAACAATATCGTGTAACATATAATGTACAAACCAGTGAAGAAGACTGCGTCTTAGATCCCAACGATCCTATTCATAAAATGAAAGAAGGAATGTTTATGGGAGGTATTGCTGGTGTAGACACGTATCTAGTATATCCAGAAAAACAAAGCATTGACTCCGACGAAAAAATTAATCCCTTTAGTCAAGTATGAGAGCAGCAGAGTTTATTACTCCTCAAGAATTAGAGGAAGGTTGGAAAGACTGGGTAGCCGGTGCTGCTTTAGGTGCTGCCGCATTAGGGCACAGTCCTAGTGCAGAGGCAGGCAAAGTAAAAAACCAAAACGATAAACCTGCAATTGTACAACAGGCAAAACAACAACATACCAAAAAAGTAGATCCGTTAAAAACAATTAGCAAAAAAGATGTTGCTAAATCTGTTACAGGAAATCCGCACGAAGTGTACCTTAAAAAGGCTGCTGAGAAAGCAGGTATAAAAGGGCCAGAGCTTGCTGCGTTTCTAGCTCAATGTGCTCACGAAACATTAGACTTTAAACATATGAAAGAAATTGGTGGATCTTTAGATTTTAAAAAATACGATCCTAGATACGCTCCTCGCAAGGCAAAAATTTTAGGAAACAAACAAGCAGGGGACGGTGCCAAATATAAGGGACGTGGTTATATTCAGTTAACTGGACGAGAAAATTATAAAAAAGCCGGAGAAGCTCTAGGTCTTCCTTTAGAAAAACATCCAGAGCTTGTAGAAAAACCTGAAGTTGCTGCCAAAGTTGCAGTATGGTATTGGAAAACCCGTGTTGCTAATAAAGTTGATAGTTTTAAAGATACAAAATCTGTAACTAAACCAATTAATCCAGGAATGAAACATCTAGATCAACGTAAAGAAAAACATCAAGCATTCCAGCTAGCTATGCGATAAATATTAATATGAAAATAAGTGAACTTTTAGAAACAGCCACAGCAGGTGCTACTTCAGCAGGTAATATTGCTACCGTTGCAAATCCGCATATTAGCCCAGGAAAAGCTCGTGGAAAAACAAGCTATACTGGTAGCCCGGGAAAATCTGGCACAAAGGCTCCTCCGCAGCCTAAACCCAAGAAACAAAAGCCAACAGATAACGCATTAAATATGAAAACTAATATCTTTGGCGAAGGCAACTTCATTAAAAGATAAATAAAGTATACACCTTTTAGGACTTTTATTATGGACTTTAAATCACTAATTACTAAAATTGAGAGCATCGACGGCAAGATCGAAACTCCTGCTGCTCCTCAATTACCAAAATCTGTACAGTTAAACGAAGACGCAGAATTGCGTGTTTTAGCTGGACAATCTTCTTACATTGCTGAAGCAAAGAAAGCAAAAGAAGAAAAGAAAGAAGAAGTTGAAGAAGGCTTTGACGCTGATGCTAAAACTGGCGATACAAAGAAAACTTCAACAGGTACTTTAACAAAAACTGCAACAGGTGTAAAACACACTCGTGACAAGTTTGAATACGATCCAGGTTCAGATGACAAGGACGACAAGAAGCGTAAAGAAAAAGCTCGTAAGTCTGCTAAAGAATCTGTAGATCCAGAACAATTTAAGTCTAAATTCCTAAAAATGGTTGAGGCTAAAAAGTCTGATAAAGAAGATAAAAAAGCCAAGAAAGAAAAGAAAATGGACGAAGGTGCAAAGCCAGATTTCTTAGACATTGACAAAGACGGTGACAAGAAAGAGCCAATGAAAAAAGCTGCTGCCGAAAAAGGCGGTAACAAGAAAGATGGCAAGAAAGGTATGAGCGACAAGCAGGCAAAATACTTTGGTGGCAAGAAAAACGAATCTGTTAAAACTTCTAAGAAAGTTGTTGCTGAAAGTGTAGAACAAAAACTAACATTTAAGCAAATGGTTCAGTTGGTTCAAGAAAGCGGCGGTCAACAACAAATTGATGCAATTGATACAGAATTGTTCAACTGGGCTCAACGTGTTGCTGTTGCTAAACTAGGCGAAGGTATGAAAGCAGATCTATACGCAGGTTTAATTTACGAACGTAACGGCGGCGTATTTGAAATGTATGACGTACTAAGCGAAGATCAAAAGTAATTTAACCAAAAGGTGTAGAAAAGCCAGTCATAGGTTGACTGGCTTTTTTTGTGGCTATATAATATACTTTTATATACAGGAGAATACTATGGCAAAAATGTACGGTCCAGAAGAAAAGGCTAAACTTGAGCGTCTCATTAACGAAGGTGGAAATGTATTGCGCGAAATTGAAGATCTCCAAGAAGGCCTAAAAGAAACCGTTAAGGCCGTAGCAGAAGAGCTACAAGTTAAACCTAGCATTATTAATAAAGCAATTAAGATTGCACATAAAGACAATTGGAAGTCTCACGAAGAAGAGTGGGATGAAATTGAAATGATTTTGGGCGTTACCAAACGTTTACCCGAATGATAGAATATTTTCAACCAACTATACAATGGATCAAAGATGATTGGGCATCTAACCGTTTACGTTTTATTATTGAGCTCCTTGCTTGGGCTATCTCAATTGGATGTAGCATCACAATGGCTGTCACAGTACCCAATCCTCCACTCCTTGCTTTATATCCTATTTGGATCACTGGTTGTGCTATGTATGCTTGGGCTGCTTGGACTAGGAAATCTTTTGGGATGCTGGCTAACTACATCCTGCTCACCACCATTGATAGTGTTGGGCTGGTAAGAATGCTAATTAGTTAAATATAAGATAGATGGTAGGCTGGGCCATAAACCGCATTTTTGGTATTTGCAAGCCGTAAATTGCATAGGAGAAAAATGAGTTACGTTGACGCTTTCTATGATCGCGAGGACGATACTATTCGTGTCGTCGAGCGAAATGATAAAGGTGAAAGGCATTTTAAGGATTATCCTGCCAAACATCTTTTCTATTACTATGACCCTAAAGGTAAATTTCAATCTATCAAGGGTGAACCACTAAGCCGTGTAAGTTGTAAGAATGTAAAAGAACTTCGCAAAGAACTTGCAATTCATTCTAACAAAAAACTATACGAATCAGATATTAATCCAATCTTTCGTTGTTTAGAAGATCATTATCTAAACATTGATGCGCCGAAACTAAATGCAGCCTACTTCGATATTGAAGTAGATTTTGATCCAGAACGTGGCTACGCTTCGCCTGATGATGCATTTATGCCAATTACCGCAATTGCTGTTCACCTGCAATGGTTGGACACACTTGTATGTCTTGCTATTCCTCCAAAGACAATGTCAATGGAAGAAGCTCAAAAGGCTGTCGAAGAATTTCCTAACACGATGTTATTTGACAACGAAGCAGATATGTTGGATACATTTTTAGATCTTATTCAAGATGCTGATGTGTTGTCTGGTTGGAACAGTGAAGGTTTTGATATTCCGTATACTGTAAATCGTGTTATTAAAGTTCTAAGCAAAGAGGATACTAAACGTTTCTGTTTGTGGGATTGTTATCCTAAGAAACGTGAATACGAAAAGTACGGAAAGACTGCTGTTACATATGATCTTATCGGTCGTGTGCATATGGACTATTTAGAATTATATCGAAAATACACATATGAAGAAAGACACACCTATCGATTAGATGCCATCGGTGAAATGGAAGTTGGTGAAAAGAAGGTTGCCTACGAGGGAACGCTTGATCAATTATATAACAATGACTTTAAAAAGTTTATTGAATATAACAGACAAGATACTGCACTACTTGACAAACTAGATAAGAAACTAAAATTCCTAGACCTGTCCAACAAGATTGCACACGAAAACACAGTTCTGCTACAGACAACAATGGGTGCTGTTGCCGTAACTGAACAAGCCATTATTAATGAAGCTCACCGTCGTGGTATGATTGTTCCTAATCGTAAAAAGATGGAGGAGCAAGGAGACACACAGGCCGCTGGCGCTTATGTTGCATATCCAAAGAAAGGCATCCACGAGTGGATTGGCTCATTAGATATTAACTCACTGTATCCGTCTGCGATTCGTGCGCTGAATATGGGCCCGGAAACTATTGTAGGACAACTACGTGCAGATGGTACCAAAGCACATCTTGAAACAGAAATGGGCAAGGGTAAATCATTTGCTGCTGCTTGGGAAGGAATATTTGGATCATTAGAATATACTTCTGTTATGAACAAAGAAGTTGGTCGAGAAATTACCATCGACTGGGAAGGCGGCGGTAGTGATACCCTGTCGGCCGCACAAATCTATGATTTAATCTTTGAAAGCAACCAACCTTGGATGATCTCAGCAAATGGAACTATCTTTACCTATGAAGTAGAAGGTATCATTCCAGGTCTGTTAGCACGTTGGTACAAAGAACGTAAAGAGATGCAGGCCAAACTTAAAGAATGCATCAAGGCAGGTAATACTGTTGAAGAAGAATACTGGGATAAACGACAACTAGTTAAGAAGATTAACCTAAACAGTTTGTACGGTGCTATTCTTAACCCAGGTTGCCGTTTCTTTGATAATAGAATTGGTCAAAGTACTACGCTTACAGGACGTCAGATTGCCAAACATATGGCAAGTAAAGTTAATGAAATTATTACCGGAGAATATGATCACGTTGGCAAATCAGTGATCTACGGTGACACAGACTCTTGTTATTTTTCAGCTTATTCAACGCTGAAGAAAGACATTGAGAAGGGCCTTGTTCCTTGGAATAAGGAAAACGTTGTTGAACTTTATGACACTATAGGAGAAACTGTAAATGGTACTTTCGTCAAATTCATGCAAGATGCCTTCCACGTTCCAAAATCTCGAGGAGAGGTCATCAAAGCAGGTCGCGAGATTGTTGCTTCCAAAGGACTATTCATCACAAAGAAACGATATGCCGTGCTCTACTACGACAAAGAAGGAAAGCGGGCAGACGTCGATGGCAAGCCAGGCAAGATCAAAGCAATGGGGCTTGACCTCAAAAGGTCAGATACCCCGGTTGTTATCCAAGACTTTTTAAGTGACGTACTTACAAAAGTTCTTAATGGAGCTCCGCAAGAAGAAGTACTAGAGTTTATTACAGACTTTAGAACAGATTTTAAAACACGCCCAGGATGGGAGAAAGGATCACCAAAACGTGCAAACAACATTACAGAATACGCCAGTAAAGAGAAGAAAGCTGGCAAGGCAAATATGCCTGGTCATGTTAGAGCAAGCCTTAATTGGAATACGCTCAAACGCCTCTACGACGACAAATACTCAATGCAAATCGTCGACGGAGCAAAAGTCATTGTCTGCAAATTAAAAGACAATCCTATGGGATATACGTCAGTAGCATATCCTGTAGACGAACTACGTTTACCTCAATGGTTTAAAGATTTACCATTCGATGACGGTTTGATGGAAACTACTGTTATCGATGAAAAATTAGAAAACTTAATTGGAGTACTAGAATGGGATATCAGTTCTACTAGAAATGATAATACCTTTAGCAAATTATTTGATTTTGAGTGATTTCAAGGTTGATTTTTATTCACGATCTAAATATAATCTTAATATACATGGAGATATCTAAATGAAAGACATTTTACAAGACATTGTGTCACATACACAAAACCTAGGCTTTTTAACCACAGTCAAAGTTACAGGCACAGAAGAAAAGACTACAATTAACTCAATGGCAGATGACCGTTCAGTTATTATGGATGCAGAAACTGCTAATCCTTATCCAGATATGATTGGTGTATTTGGTATGCCGCAACTTAACAAGTTGAAATATTTGTTAGATGGCAGCGAATACAAGGATGATGCAAAAATTACTATCACATCAGCAGAACGTAATGGTGAAACTATCCCCGTCGGTATCCACTTTGAAAACAAAGACGGCGATTTCCGCAACGACTATCGCTTTATGAATCAGGAAATCATCAACGAAAAGATGAAGACTGTTAAGTTCCGCGGTGTTAAGTGGGATGTTGAACTAGAGCCAACCGTTGCTGCTGTACAGCGTTTTAATTTCCAAGCTGGTGCTAACAGCGAACATCCAACATTCCTTGCAAAAACTGACGGTGGCAATTTGAAATTTATCTTTGGTGATGCAAGCACACACGGCGGTGAGTTTATTTTTGCACAGAACGTTGCAGGTAAACTGGATCGTGGTTGGACTTGGCCGGTGCTTCCAATCTTGAGCATTCTTAAGATTGCCGATGTCAACAACACAAAGATGAGTTTGTCAAATGAAGGTGCTATCCAAATCACTCTAGACAGCGGATTGGCAACATACAAATACATTATTCCAGCACAGGCGGCCTAATGATTAATAACGTTAGTAGTTCCAGCAAACATATGTATGCCGCAGGGGGAAGTTCGCTTCCCTATGTGTCATCTAATATGTCAAATCCTTCTCAAGGTATGTTGAGATTAAACGGCAGCGATATGGAAGTATTTGATGGCCATACGTGGATGAAGATTTATGCAGGGTCTGCAAACGTAGGCCTAAATAATGACGCAGAAAAAGCCATTGACTGGGCTATTAAACGTATGAAGCAAGAAGAAGAATGGTACAAGTTAGCAACAACTAACGAAGCAGTTCGCATTGCATTAGACCAATTAGAACAGGCAAAGACAAGAGTAGAACTTACAGCACATTTAGCGAGAGATTATGAAACAACAACCAGTTGATTTAACACCATTACAGAAAGACTATGCGGTTTACTTACCTGCTATTAGTTCTTTCTATTCTACATACGTTGCAAAACAACGTTTAGAAAAATTTATTCCAGACGATCGCGTTCCTCAAGGATTTGATCGCGGCATTGAAGGTATGAACTTCTTGAATCCAGAGCAAGGCTATTTTTATTACAAATATGCGTTGTATTCAGCAGGTCACGCACAGTTAGACATTAATAAAAGTATCACACAAGAATCTATGATTCAACAACGTGATCGTAACGCTACTATGATATTAGGTGATTCAGGCGGTTATCAGATCGGTAAAGGTGTTATTAAGTTCGACTGGCAAAATTTTGAAGGCTCAGAAGCAAATAAAACTCGCGAAAAGATCTTAACTTGGCTAGATGTTACTGCTGATTGGTCAATGATGTTAGACGTTCCGACCTGGGCTTGTGACCATATTCATAGTCCAAAGACAGGTTTAAAATCATTTCAAGATTGTTTAGATAAAACAAGATTTAACAATGAATATTTTATTCAAAATCGTTTAGGTGCAAAAGATGGCGGTACTAAACTGTTAAATGTTTTACAGGGTAGTAACTGGGAAAACGCAGAAGCGTGGTACCAGGGTGTAAAAGAATACTCCGATACTAGCAAGTACGGAGACAGAGCCGCAGAAGGATGGGCTATGGGTGGTGCTAATATGTGTAAGATGCCTATTACACTACGTAGACTGATTACTATGCGGTTTGACGGTATGCTAGAAGGCAAGGATTGGATGCACTTCTTGGGTACTGCACAGTTGGACTGGGCTTGTTATCTAACAAGCATTCAGCGTCAAATTAGAAAGCACGTAAATGAAAACTTCACAATTTCCTTTGACTGCGCATCACCTTTCATCGCAACAGCTCACGGATTGGTATATACTAACGCCCAACATACCAATAAGCGATTCTCTGTTATCATGGATAAAGCCCCGGACAATAAGAGTCTTGCCAGACGGCACGATATACCTTTTCCTTTCGAATCCGATTTTGGTCGCAGACTTACAGTCGCTGATATTTGCCACTATGCACCGGGAATGTTAAACAAGATTGGTAAAGAAGGTAAAACTTCTTGGGATAGTTTTGCCTATGCTCTAATGATGGGTCATAATGTTGAATGTCACATTCGTGCTGTTCAAAGATCTAATAATCTAGCAGATATTGAATATGCAAGTCACAGACCAGATTGGAGACACTGGCGCAAGGTTAAAGATGCAGATAAAAGTGATGAATACTCAGAATGGGTACCGCGCAACATTCTGTATTTTAATAGATTTGTTGAAGAATTGTTTGAACTCAAGACTAAAGAAGAAGCATTTGAAATGATTGCTGAAGCAGAACGTCTTGGATTTTTACAAAACTTAGAAGGTGCTCGTCTACGTGGTGGTGTTACTAACATTGTAGATAGTCTTTTTGATGAAGTCAAAGAAGATGGAACTGTTGAAGTTCCTTGGACTGACGACAGAGAAGACGAAGAGTTGGATAATTTAAAAGTTGAATAAGGCTTAAAATGCGATCTCTATCTAGGAATCACGCTCCTAAATGTAGTTTACCCGGTTGCAATACTCAAGTAGGGTACCATAAAGGTTATGTTAAAAAAGATGGTACACCTACCTGGAAATGGAAAACTTTTTGCAATCTTCATAGAACTGTGTTAAGGTTTGAAGTGGACGAATGGATGCAATCAAAAGGATGCGAAAACCAATCAGGATACCTTGGATGGTTTTGTAGAGATCCGTATAGAAGTCTTACCATAGATCATCACGACGGTGATAAAGGCAATACATCTTCAGACAATTTAAAAATCTTGTGCGCAAATTGCCATAACGAAAAAAGTAAAATGTTTGGAGATCACAAAAAGAAATATTCTTATACAAATAAGATGTTCACAACTTTATTTGAAGAGGTTTAATATGTACGAAAATAGAATTAAGCACTTGGAAGAAGCACATCGTATGCTTGATAAAAAAGTAGACGATATGGAAAGAACAGGAATATTTGGGGAAGAGAATATTCACGAACTTAAAAAGAAACGACTCTTTTTAAAAGATGAGATCGAAATGCTAAGGGCAAAACAGGCGGGGTTGGAAGAATGAAATGCCAAACCTGTAATTTACAAATTCAACCAAATTGTGATTGGAATCAAGGAAGATGTCCGCATAGAGAACCTCTTTTGAGCTCAGCATTTCTTGACAATTATCATTTTAGATACTATAATTTAATTCAGTCCATTAAAAGATTATTTGCTAAAAAGGAAAAATAATTATGGCAACTTGGCCTTTTTCATCAGACGATACCTCACCATCATATAGTAGCGACGAAACTACAGAAAAGAAAGAACTTACCGCTTGGACTGTAAGTACATACTACAAAAAGTCTATTGAAGAACACGAACACTTTACTAAAGACGGACAAGAAATTATTCACAAAACTGGTTGGCGTGGAGGATCTTGGATTGTTTATACTAACGATGGAAACCCGCCAAAGTTTGAGTTTGATTATGTACCAGGCGGTGATGGATCTAAAGACAGCATAGATATTAACAACTGCTACTATAATAATATTGAAGAAGTTGAGCTCGAATCAACCTTTGACGGTTGTTGGGCAGACGTAGAATGGCCAGATGACATTGACGAAGATGAGCAAGCAGAAATTGAAGAAGCAATGGAAGAAGATGGCTATTACGATGCACTAGAAAGCAGAGATTGGTCTTCTAGTGATAGCGAAATGTGGATTTGGGGTCCTATTGTGATTGAAGGCGAAAACGGTTATCGTCGTATTATCCAAGCCGACGAAGATGGCAATGTTATTGACTTTAAGGAAAATGAATGAAGCGTGATTACACAGACGGAGTCAGCGAAGGTATTACATTCTTCACTGGTGTGGAGATTGAACGCACTCCTGCATTTGGAATGAAGACCTTATTTGTTGTAGGTGTTCACGACCCATATGTTATTATGGAACTTGCACGTAATCATAACTGCAAGCATATCTATTTTGGTGCTAATCAAAGTTTCCAAACTAATGGCGTTAATGATGTAGAAACTTGGCGTCCGTGGGAAGATATGATCTACGTTTGTCTAGATGCAGAAGACGGTTTCTGGTGTACGCTTGACTTTGATGTTAAGGAAACGGAAGGATTGCTCGAGAGCGGTTTAACCGAAAAGCGTAGATTTATTCCGCAGATTAGTGTAAAATTACCTTATATCAATCAACTTGGTTATAATGCTACACTAAAGATCGACGACAAAGATTTTTGTGCAACTAACCCTGGGGTATGGTGCCATAACCTACAGGACCTTCTGGGAAGAGATCGCTTCACAGATTGGGATCAATATGGCAAGGATGAAATTATTAAATGAGTACTGGACAGGCAATAAACTATGCGACTGCTAAACAATCAGCTATTCGCCCTGCTCGCAGAGTAAAAAGGAAAGAAATGAAACTTACATTTAAACAGCGTATCCGTAATTGGCTCAATAGCGACAATGACGATATGGATGCAGTACCAACCTTGGCTGTAGAAGCTGATCGTCTTCAATCTGACGGTATTCGTTTACAGATTTACAAAGCCAGTGGTGGGTACGTTGTAGAGACTCGAGGTTACGATCGAAAGACTGATCGCAATCATAACACTATGCACGTAGTTACTGAAAATGAAGACCTAGGCGATCGCTTAAGTAAAATTGTTATGATGGAGGCAATGAGATGAGACACCCTGATTTAAAAATTAAAGAATTTACAATTAAAGAAAATTCTGGATTCCGTATGCGTGTAGAATCTTGGGAGTGCGTTGCACCCAAAGGTCTATATGCTGTAAATTTTATTCAAGAAAGCCTAAATAAAGACGGTGATGTTGACGATACAAGTATCTACAATTTTCATCTAACTAAAGAGGAAGTCGGTGAATTGTGTAAAGGACTGTTATCAGTATGATTATTAGGCAAGACCAAAGACCCAATAAAATGATTTGGGTTACATTTCAAAAAGAGGGTATGCACAAATATCCAGCGGCTCTTACAGATTCTAGCCTTGCTACAGGTGACGAGTATGATGTTAGCTTCCTTGGCTATCCACATCGTCATATCTTTCACTTTAAAGTTTGGATTAGCGTAACACATAATGACCGCGATATTGAGTTTATTCAGTTTAAACGATGGTTGCAGAATCTTTATAAAGATGCTACACTTAGTTTAGACTTTAAGAGTTGCGAGATGATGTCAGACGATTTGTATGACGCTATCTCCAATAAGTATCCAGGCCGCGAGGTTTGGATTGAGGTCTCCGAAGACGGAGAAAATGGTTCATTCATCAAATATTAAAGGAAAGTAAGATGAAAAACTACAAGGACATCGATTACTTTGAAAGTCGTCCTGATGTTGTTAAGGTCTTTGATGACCTAGATGCGTATCTCGATTTCTGCAGATTTGAGTTGCGTGATTTTAATCCTGCAGATCTTTATCGCAAAGATTCTGCAAATTACCAAGCCTACTTGGCAAGTAAGCGTCCTCGTAGACCTTACCAAGGTAATAAGCCACGTTTTGAAGGTCGTAGTAATAACTACGAAGGTCGAAACAATAACTACGATCGCAGAGGTCGTTGATATGGCACGGGTTTTCCTAGTCGACCTTGAGGCAGTAGAAACTCGTTACACAGGCGAGTGGAAAACCCACCTTCCTGCACTTCTTAAAAAGAGAGGACACGATGTTCAAATTATATCTGGCCCTACGGATATTCCTAGTGCAACCACTCCTGGCGCTTTTCTTAATTTTGGTGGCACCAATATATATAAGTCTAGTCAAGTTGAGCAAATGGGTCGGTTGTTTTGCAATGGATCAGTGGCTCCTAATGATCACTTTATCTTTACTGATGCTTGGCACCCTGGCATCATAAACTTAAAATATATGAGTGAGCTTTTACAGATTCCTGTAAAAATTCACGCATTGTGGCACGCCGGATCATATGATCCTCAAGATTTCTTAGGTCGACTTATTGGTGACACTCCTTGGGTTAGACACTCAGAAAAAGCATTCTATCACGCAATCGATTATAATTGGTTCGCTACAGAATTTCATATCGAAATGTTCTGTAAAAATCTGTTAGGTTATGAAAACTCCAACATTGTTAGAGAGTTTGCCAAACATAAAATTATGCGTACAGGTTGGCCAATGGAATATATGGTAGATACCTTAAGTATGTACAGCGAAATGGAAAAGAAAAACATTATTCTTTTCCCGCATCGTATTGCTCCAGAGAAACAAGTCGATATATTTTATGACTTAAAAGAACAACTTCCTCAATATGAGTTTATTGTTTGTCAAGAACGTCAACTTACAAAAAACGAATATCATAATATGCTAGGCGAATCTAAACTAGTGTTTAGTGCTAACCTACAAGAAACACTTGGAATTAGTTGGTACGAAGGTGCTATTACTAAAACTATTCCTATGGTTCCAGACAGACTCAGTTACAGTGAAATGGCATTAAAAGATTTTTCTTATCCTTCAGAGTGGACAGAATCTTTTAATTCTTATAGGGCACATAGAGGAGCAATAGTAGATCGAATTGTCCATTATATGGAAAATTACGAATCCTATCTACCTCGCCTAAATAAACAGGTAGATCGTTTAACTAAGAATTATTTTAGTTGCGATAATCTCTTAGAGATGCTAAAATAACTTATTATGTCATCCACGACATTAACTCGGAGAATTTAATTGAAATTAAAAAAACAAGAAACAGCACTAGACGCTATGGCAGGCGATGGTGGCTATGAAGAAGCATACTTAGGCGATCATCTTCGCTTTAAAATGAAACGCGAAGGCAAACGTTTTTGGGCTGGTGACAATATCAGTGATTATGTCAGCGAAGAAGATAAAGAAATCTTAATTGAAGAAGCAACTGAAGCATTTGAACTAGTTCTTGATCGTTTGCTAATCGATCGAGAAACAGATCCTAACTCAAAAGGTACAGCACGTCGACTGGCTAAGATGTACTTCAACGAAATTATGGCAGGTAGATATGACCCATCACCAAGCGCAACAGCATTTCCAAATGACTCAGAAGATCGCTACGAAGGTATGTTGGTGGTACGTAGTGAGTTGCGCTCTATGTGCAGTCATCATCATCAGCCCGTTAGTGGTGTCGCTTACATTGGCATCATCGCCGCACAAAAACTTATTGGTTTGTCTAAGTACACTCGTATTGCTCAGTGGTGCGCTCGTCGCGGTACCTTACAAGAAGAACTAGCCAACGATATTGCTAGAGAAATAGAACGTGCCACTGCTGCATCCGACCTCGGTGTTTACATCCAAGCCACTCACGGTTGTTGTGAAAACCGTGGTATTATGGCACATAGTTCTTTAACGCAGACTACAGTATTGAAAGGTGCGTTTAAAGATGATCCAGGTACAAAGAAGGAATTCTTTGATAACATTAAACTACAACAGGAGTTTGCACCGCGATGAGTAATTCCGTAGATATGGCTAACGATTTAATTAATCGTGCTAAAAATTTAAAGAAGTTTGAAGTAAAACGTATGCTAGAAGATGGCATTCTGTTTAATGGTCCTGTACCTTTTGATATTAAGGGCAAAGACGATTGCTATTGGATTTATGCGTATGCAGTTACCCAAGAAGAAGCAGAAGCAACAGTTGATGCTTGGTTAAAGGATCGTGTATGAAATGGTTTCTTAATCTCTTAGAACGTATGGGTCGTAAACGTATTGTTATGGATCGTGAAGCTGACGAACCATATTTAGAACGCTACTATCTATTTCTAAAAGATAGAGACCGTTTTCCATTTAACATTTTCCTACACAAGTTTTTAAAAGGTGATCCAGATGATCTTCACGATCATCCCTGGCCTTATGCCACACTTATTCTAAAAGGTGGTTATTGGGAAACTACTCCAGAAGGTCGCTTTTGGAGAAGACCTGGACACTTTAGAATTTGTAAGGCAAAAAGTTTTCATCGTGTAGAATTAGAACCGGGCGTAGAATGTTGGACAATCTTTATGCCAGGCCCTAAACAACGTGAATGGGGATTTGATGTTAACGGTAAATGGGTACAACACGAACAATATTTAAAAACACGATATGAACAAGCACATAATTAATTTTAATGAATTTACAGTAAACGTTAGTAAAATTTGCCGTAGCTTTGGTACTTGGCGACCTGATTACATTGTAGGACTTACACGGGGAGGTTTGCTCCCTGCTGTTATGATTAGTCATTGGTTAGATGTGCCAATGCACTCACTCAATGTAAGCCTACGTGATCATACAGCAAGTGAAAGCAATCTATGGATGGCTGATGATGCATTTGCAGGTAAACAGATTCTTATTGTAGACGATATTAACGATAGCGGTGCTACACTTAATTGGATTATGGACGATTGGCGTAGCAGTTGCTTTCCTCACGATGAGCGTTGGGATATGATTTGGAACAATAGTGTACGCTTTGCTGTAATTGTAGATAATCTTGCCAGCGGGTGTAATGTTAAAATGGACTATGTTGGATTTGAGGTCAATAAGGCAGAAAACGATGTTTGGATAGAATTTCCTTACGAAGATTGGTGGGCAAAATGATCGACGCACAGGTTAAGGTACATTGCACAGATGCAGGTAAAGATTTTGATATGCACGTTTTAGGTTACAAACCTAAAGCATTTTTAGAAGTTGCTTTTCAAACTTTAAAAATTAAAATGGTATATAAAGAGAATACTAGAGCGTTTGTTGGTAGCCTAGGTGGGAGAGAATTTGTTATTCGCGAAGATTCTCTACCAAAAGAAAATAAGGGATATTGATGGGTAGAACTTTATTCATTGGAGATAGTCACACAATGGGCTACACTTCAGTTTTGAACAGTAAAGGCGTAGGCAGTTTTAGTCAATGGAACGATAACAACTATGCAGAAATTTACAGTAAATTAAACAATAAGCCAGTCATTGTTTATGCTATGTCTGGTGCATCAAACAGATTATATACCGATTGGCTTATATCGATGTTTAATTTGTACGATGACATTGATGAGGTCTTTATTTGTCTAGCATCATTTAATAGATTCATTATAGCATACGACGATATTTCTAAAGAAGATTGTATTCCATCTGATTATTTCACTTTCAAGTGCGATTCAGACGATGAAAATATTCATAGATATATGGATGCAATTGTTAGAGAAAAATCAATGCAGCTATTAAACAAGTCAACTTACGACGATTACGGAAATTATCCGGGTGTTGAATTTAGTGCTACTGATGGATTAATTGTTCCGGATCTTCGAAAACATACATATATGCAGGTTAAATTGTTTTTCGAACTTAATACCTATGTAGAAAAAAGAGAATTTTTAAATTGTGTTTACACCTGGGATAATATCTGCGCAGACCACGGAGTGCCTTTACATCTGTTTAATTTTACAGATAGATTAAAATTTCCAACGCAGTTTGACTATTACGGAAAACTTAAAAATACTAGAATTGCTTCTAAAACAGTTCAATCATTTACAAAGCAATTAGGGTTTAATCACGAAAATTTTCTTATTGAAGATAAAGAACACTACAATACTAGCTATCACGAATTAGTTGCCAAACATTATATTCCATGGTTAACCAGTTTAAAAAAATATTAATTGCTGGAGATAGTTTTTCAGCAGTTTGGCCTGATTCAAACACAGGCTGGGTTAATCTGTTGGCTAAAGATTACGATGTTACTAATTTATCAGAACCTGGAATAAGCGAATACAAAATTCTAAAACAAATAGAAAGTGTAAACACGACATCATTTGATGTTGTGATAGTCAGTCATACAAGTCCTAGCAGGGTTCATACAAAAAATCATCCTATACAAAAATCAGGATTTAGAAAAAATTGTGACTTAATATATCACGATATCGAAAATCATTTTAATCCTTTTAACTTTAATCTATTGTCAGCTAAACTATTTTTTAGATATCACTACGACGACGAATATCAAATTGATATCTATAATTTAATTCGAGACAAAATAAACAATTTAATAAAAACAAAATATATTAGTATTTCGCATTTAGAGATTGCTGCCGAATTAGCCATAGAAAAATATCATACAGATTTTTCAACTCTTTGGAGCAAAGAAAGAGGTTACACAAATCATTATACTGACAACGGTAATAAAATTGTATATAATATAATAAAGGAACTTATAGAAAAATGACCGATATAAACAAAATATTTCCCGCCGAGCCTAGTTTTATCGAAGATTCTAAAGCGCCGTGGACAGAACTTATAGAAGAAGATTATCACGTAAAAGTATTTCGTGATATCTATCCGGTAACAGAGGGTCATCTTTTATTTGTACCTAAATATAATACCGTTGCTGTTCTAATGGATTGTTTTGAAGATGCAGTTAGAGACGGTATTAAGAGAGTACAACAAGGCGAATGGGACGGATTTAACATAGGTATGAATTACGGCCCAGCTGCTGGACAAACAGTTCCTTGGCCACACGTTCATCTTATTCCAAGACGTAAAGGTGATATGGAAGACCCCACAGGAGGTGTTCGTCACGTTATTCCAGAAAAAGGAAACTATCGTAAATGGTAACCATTAATGTTCCGTGGAACGAAAAAACAAATAATATGCCATTTTGGAATAATGTAACTGCAACTATTGTAGAAAAATTTGGATTGCCAGGAGATAGATATAGAACTGAAGTTAGTACAGAATGTATGAAATTTCATTTTCATAATGAACACGATGGACTTATGTGCAAGATACTAGTAAGTGAATACATATGAAAAACATTCTTGTTGTAGTTTCAATTTTTGCTATATTTTTTATTTTAATTTTAGTAGGTTCTAAGCAACCTCAAACAAGAATATACGATTGCGGAATGGCAGAATGGCATCCGGATATTCCCAATAAAGTTAAAGAAGAGTGTAGAAAATTACACTACGAGCATTGGAAGAAAGAAAATGACGAAAAAAATAGAATCTAAAAGTTGGACCCTTAATGTTGAAGAAGATCCTGAAACAGGAGATTGTATATTACCATTTCCTCCAGACCTATTAAAAGAAGCAGGTTGGAAAGAAGGCGATAATTTAATTTGGATCGATAACGAAGATGGCACTTGGAGTTTGATCAAAGAAGACTTGACAAATTTTGTAAAAAAAGGTATAATAAACAATGAGTAAAATTAAAATCGCAGAGCTGTTTTACAGCATTCAAGGTGAAGGCCGCTATATGGGTGTGCCTTCTGTTTTCTTACGTATATTTGGTTGCAACTTCAAGTGTGCCGGGTTTGGTATGCCTAGAGGTGAACTAAGCACAGAGGCAGATGATATTGTTATTCAACACAAGAGATCTCCTTACGAAAAATACGAAGCATTGCCGTTGGTATCTACAGGTTGTGATAGCTATGCTAGTTGGCATCCAGAGTTTAAAGACCTAAGTCCAATGCTAACTAGCGATGCTATTGCTGAACGCATTATGGAAATTCTTCCACACAACGAATGGCAGGACGAACACCTAGTTATCACAGGTGGTGAACCTTTGCTAGGTTGGCAACGTGCCTATCCAGACTTGTTGCGTCATCCCAAGATGACAGGTCTAAAAGAAATTACCTTTGAAACAAACGGCACCCAAGAACTGTCAGAAAGTTTTAAAGATTATTTGTTAGAATGGACAATGCCTCATCCAGATTACAACAAAGAAATTACATTTAGTGTTAGTGCTAAATTACCTTGCTCTGGAGAAAAGTGGGAAGATGCTATTCGTCCAGAAATAGTTTGTGATTATCAAAACTGGGGTTATGTATACTTAAAATTTGTAGTAGCCTCTGAGGAGGATTTGAAAGATGCAGAACGAGCTGTTAAGGAATATCGCGAGGCAGGTTTTACGGGCCCTGTTTATATTATGCCTGTTGGTGGAGTTGACAGCGTGTATACCCTTAACAATCGTAACGTGGCAGAAATGGCAATGCGAAAAGGATGGCGGTACAGTGATCGACTACAAGTGCCTCTCTTCAAGAACGAGTGGGGAACCTGATGGAGACCAAAACAAGAACAGTAGTACGGACAGTAAGTTATAGAATTATTGCGTTATTGATTACTGCAATTTGGACAGGGTTAAGCGATGCTGTTCTTATTCATATTATTCTAACAGCGGTACATTATATAATGGAAAGAATTTGGCTTAAGGTGCAATGGGGTAAAAATTAATGAACAAATTTATTGAAAAATTACTAGGTATTGATAAAATCAAAGCAGAAGCAGAGGCTGCTGTAAAGGCTGCTGAAGCATCTAAAGAAATTGCCGAAAAGGCTGCAGAGGCTGCAGAAAAGGCCAAGGAAGCTGAAGAATTGGCTAAACTGAGTCCAAAAGAACGTGCTAATCGTAAAAAAGAACCGTGGGTGGGGGTACTAAATACACACGTTAACCAAGATAACATTCGCAACGGTTTTTTTGAGCTTGACTGGAACGAGCATTTTGTGTTAAAATTAAAGCAAGAAGGATATGGTGCCGATGGCGATAATGACGAGGAAATCGTAGATCGTTGGTTCCGTGAACTTTGTGCAAACGTGGTTGTCGATGGCGACTACGGCGGTCCTGTTAATACAGGTGTTATAGACATACAGAGCGTAAAGAAGAACAATTAATGGCTTATATTTTAGTTGATACTGCGAATACTTTTTTTCGCGCACGACACGTAATCAACGGCGATGCTGATATTAAACTCGGTA